GCTTGCTAAAGGTGTGAATGCGCTGCCAGTCCAAGTCTCAATAGCTACCGAAGCCATGCAGCCGCTCATTCTGGTAACAGCCGTCCGGTCCAATAACGATGCCAAAGTACCCGGAATAACCTTCCCAGCGATAATAGAACCACCTACCTGAACACCGGTATTATCAGCACCGGAAAGCGTCAAACTTGCTACCGATGCGTCCTGCAACTGGAATACACCATTAGCTTGTCCCCATTGAAGCGTCATAAAACGGGGAGTAATTGCGGACGTGGTTGGAGCTGCATAAGCGCGCACGTATGGACCTGTACCAGTTGGAGAAGCTGTGCCAAACAAAGCTTCGAGCCAATAGTTTACGTCCTCAAAGGTTTCATCACTTACCTCGAACGTAGCTGAACCAGAGTAATTATCCAGCGTTGTTTGGTGCGTTGGAGCAAGCGTTCCCCTTAGCTGTTCTAATGCACGCGTCTGGAACTCAGGACGCATCCTAAAACTGGATACATTCTGCAGCTTTACCGTTGCAGTTGCGTTTGCGGTACCAAATCCACTCTGCCACGCGGATTGTAAAACATTATGTGCATCAAGCATCTTTCACCTCTAACTTTTCTTTCTCATGAACATAAAGACCAGCTTTTAAAGCTGCCTCTTGAATTTCTTTAGGCAGCTTCGCCCATTCCTCAGCGCTCATATCCCGCGCCGGAACGCCTGCGAAGTAGCCACCGCCTTTGTAGATATATTTATCCACTTGCTACCTCCTTGATATTCAACTGGCAAAGCACGCCAGCGTAAAACCGCCCGCTTCCACGCGGCCATTCATACTCGCCCGGTGTCACTGATGCAGACTCCAAAGCGGTATTGGCATAAGGGCATCTGAACGTCCTTAGCATATCCACATATTTACCAGCATAATCGACAATCTCAGGCGCAAACTCCCTGAGTCCAATCCCCTGCTCACTTGCTTGCCAAAGCATGAGGTCGGTGATCTGCCAGTTTACCGTCAGCCCCGTGCCAATTGCGATAAAACTCAAATCCCGCCCTTCGCCCGGAGTTCCACCCACCGGAAGTAAAAGCCTGCACGGCAATTGCGACGTTGTGATATTCTCCGGCAGCTCATTCAGCCCATATACAGTCGGCGTCTTACCAGATGTTGTTGTAACCGTCTTGGCTTTAAGTGCGGTGTAAACATTTGTTATTACACTCATACCGCCGCCCTTCGCTTATACCGGTCAAGCAATTTCTGCACATCCGCAGGCAATCCGCTTGGCATGATAGTTACACCATCGCCAGTCACCATTGGTCGGTCAATATCAGCACTGGTATCCTTTTGCCGATACAGAAAAGCTGCAAGCCTTATGCAAGCGTGCGTGATATCAGCAGGAGCGGTTGCAGAATAGCCCCACGTGCCCGCAACGCTGATTTCGCTATCACCATTCGCAAAACTCCACGCTTGGTCTTCATTCAGCCTGATAATCCATTTCGGGTCGTCATTGCGCGGAAATAGCTTGTAGCTTCCAGCCGCAATCTCAACCCCGTCACCATTTGTCAGCTTGGTCACAGAGAGCAGGTCGTAACCCCATAAATACAAGTTCTGCCCGTCAATGTCGTCTATGGTGAAATACTTGGTTGCCGTTTCAGCCTCAAAATGCCTGCCGGTGTAAGCGTCAATTATACCTTCAGCTCGTGTGAGCAAGTCAGTAAGCAGAGGGTCGTCTTCGGTCGTGGCAACGCTTATACCTAAATAGTCTTTTAGATTAGTCAGGCCTGCGTAGCTCATTCGGCTTCCTCACCATTCTTGACTGTTTTAGTAGCCTTTACTTTTGGCTTATTGATTATCTTTACAGCAGGTTCATCATTAATCAGCGCGACATAACCAGCCCGCACAAAAGCGTCGACCGCTTCCTCTGGCAATTCACCTAATCCCGGTGCAAACTCGACAACTTTCTTGTCGATTTCAAACCTGAATGGCACTAAGATTTTGACGGTCTTCATATTACTTCCTTTCGGGGTCGGAGGGAGGGAATTAACCCTCCCTTTCTTATCCCCAACTAATTAGAGGATGATCGCCTCTTCTGCGGCGTCCTTCGGATATGTACCCGAACCCTCATATAAAACAGCTACTGCGCCACTGGTCACGCTTGCAGAACCATTCGCAGCCGTAGCCACAGCCTTTTGGAAAGGCTTTAATGGATTGACGGGAATGTCAATCGCATAAACCTTTTCTTTACCAGCTTCTAATATTTGCGTCAAAGCAGCACCAGTAACATCTGACGCATTTGACATTCCCGTTGCAGCAGCTTCTTGCACCTTATAATCCAGCTTCCCGCCTGAAGCTATAGCTCCAACGTTGATGATGTGACAGACGCGGTCGAAACCGCGGCAGTCAATCTCAGTTGCAGTAATGGCTCCAGCCGTTGCAACCGGTGCATAGGATTGGACAATTTTTGTTCTACCTAATAGGTTCATTGCTTACTCCTTATTCATTATGAAGTACCAAGTGTTAGATACTTCAAGGCAGCGGATTGTAATACGGCGCCGCCGAAGCGCTGTTTGACAAACAACCCAATTTGTCCATTTGCCTGATACAAATATGGGTTGCGGCTCAAAGTAACGCCCTGCCGTTCAGCGAATGCGTACATTGAGAAATCGCCAAACAAAACAGCTTTACCGCTTATCGTACCAACGGCATCCATATCAGGTGCAATATAAATGGGATAACCCAAAATATCGCCACCAGACGGGGTTGGAATGAACAGGAAGTTATCACCTGTCTTAGATAGGAGATGGAACTTTGTCAGTCCAGCCATCAGGAAGCCTGAGTTACTGTTGTGATATGGTGCAGCTACTGTACCCATAGTCTGGAATAATTCAGACGCCGTGATAGCATCTTTATCTGCAGTGACAATGCCAGAAGCAGTTGCGCCTGCAACAACGCCTTGCGGTTCGCTGCCACCAGTAGCGAGTGTGAGGTAGTAGTTCTCGGCAGCGGCCGAAGCGCGCGCTACGATGTTTGAAATATAAGCTTCCAAACCAACCGCGTCACCATCCATTAACTCCTCCGAGATTTTAATCATCTTGGTGAATTTATAGATAGTCAGCGCTACTTGACCAAACAAGGGCTCATTTTCATCGTAAGCCTCTTCTTCATCGGTCACGATCAATTTAGTAGCAGCAGTCGCTTCAGTCGGAATAAGAATGCGGTCACGATTAGTTACAAAGCGTCTCACGGGAGCTTTACGCACCCACGAAAGCTCTTCACGCTGCTCTACAATAGTATTGTAGAAATCGTCAGGTACAGCATAACCGCCTTCATTGTCAGTTCCGCCTTCCCACGGGTTGGCTTTAATCCCCAACTCAATATCATTGCCCTTAAACCCGCGAGGATTATCACCTTGCGCCCAAGCCATAAGCGCTTTGATAAAGCTCGGCGATTCTTTTGCATTTTTGACTGTAGGCACGCCCTTTACTTCACCGGGCGCTGCTTTCAGTTCGTCAATAATTGACTTTTTCAGGGATTCAAGTTCAGCCTTGATATCCACTTTAGGCTCTTCAGCCTTTACCTCTTCTTTGACGTTTTTCTCTTCGTCCATAGTATTTTCCTCCATAGGAATTATTGAAATTGATTTAATATCAGCTTCAACCGATTCCTCGACCGCATCCACCGTTGATTCCTCAGCCTCCGGGATTGCCTCCGCGATTTTCTCAGTCTTCGCTTCGATTACAGCGAAATCGTTCGCTGGTAGTCGCCACTCATTTATATCAAACAGCGCAAGCTCACCGACCGGCCACACGCTGATTAACCCGCCTGCATCTTTTCTAACCAGATGATTTATTGCCCCGCTCGACGCCCGCAGCTCTGTTATATCCGCCTTCATCAGCCGTTGCGCTAACGGCTCTTCACTATCCAAAACAGGCTCAAACCAATGCCCCCGTTCATCAGCTCCAATATATGTGGCTCTGCCAATAAGCGCTGGTATTTTCTGCTTCTTACCAATTGTATCCGGGTCGAAGCCGTGATAATAAGTTAAGTTTACTTTATCACCTACTTTAAGCCAAATGTCCGTTTCAGGTGTAAACGCTTCACCATCCAGATCGCGCCCGTCTATTGGACCCCCAAAAGGAACACCAAGCACACGCCAACCTGTTTCAACATAATCGCCGTCAGCCTTCATCCGCTTTTCGGTGTCATCCTCACGCTCGATTATCCCCTCAGGTACTTGTATTTTGATTCTGTATAGCTCAGACATTTGCCACCTCTTGTTCTAAAGCCCTCATAATTTCGTGCTCAATACGTGGAGCGTAAACTATCGCTGCTGTTTCCACATTCAGCCAGCCACTTGCAATGTGCTGTGCGGTCTGCTTAGAACCCTGCACCAACTGCGCATAACTGGCATTATTGCCAATTACAGCAGTCCACCCAGTATTACGCATATCAATTGCCCAGCGCGACCCGAGCTTTTCACTTCCCGGTCCCCCGCGCTTATATGGCACGGTGATATCTCCACGCTTCAGATGATAAAAGAAGCCTTTCCTCACCCGCTCATTCGAACGGATAAGCGGGTTAGCCATTGGGTATTTTCGCGGATATTCCCGCAACTTACCTTGAAGAAAGCGCGCTTGATTAGCTATTACAGCTTTTACCCGCGTCATCTGCTCAAGCTTCGTCAGCTTAGCAATCAATTCCTCAGCGCCTTCGACACGAATGCTAATATCCATTATTTACTCACCTTCTTTGGCTCATAAGCGGCTCCGCACCTGCATCGAGGATGCAGAGGAGGAAAAACGCCATCAGTAATTGGCTTCTTATGGCGCGGGCCGCAAACCGGGCAAACCATTTCATCATTAGCAGTCAACCAAATTGGTACTAATTCGATACCGGTTTCTTTTGTCATTTGGTCAACCGCTGCACGCTCCCCTTCAACTACCGCCCTTGTTGTTTCCGTTGTAGCAATTAGCTC